CGGAAAGGAGAAATATGCAGGAGTATAAAGACTGGGATGGAACCCTTCTTCTGGATCCGGCACCTACGGTCCAGCATGTACATATAGGAGATATCATAAAGATCAAAATAAATGACGAGGACCGTATCGGCCGCACGAGCAAATACTGCGAATACGAAGTCATAGGAGTTTACCCACGGAACGTGCTGACCAGGGATAAAAAGACCGGATTCCGCCGGGGCTTTTCTTACGGAGATCTTCTGACAATGGGATTGGAGAACCAGGATCCGGAAATAGAGACCATGCGTAGATCATATGCCAAGGATCAGCGGAAAGAGAGCATATCCATGACACGCAGCTCTTTTAACCCAGATTATGATCCGGAAAACTACCGAAAGAAGAGGAAAAAGAAGAATGAAGACAGTGGAGAAGAAAATCCTGCCGAAATACTTCCAGGCAGTGAGGGATGAGAGAAAAAACTTTGAGCTTCGTAAGGATGAAGACAATATACAGCCGGGAGATGTCCTGATACTAATGGAATGGGAGAATGGAGAATATACTGGCAGGACAGAGGTGCGCCGGATCCGGTATGTGCTCCGGGATGTACCGGAATATGGACTGATGCAGGGTTACTGTATCATCGGATGGTAAAGGAGGCAGCAGGGATGGAATTACAGGAACTTACAAATAAAGTACTGAGATTATTTGATGCGAAGACAACCGAAGATCTGCCAGAGAAATTGCTGGCTGCAGTTCAAAATAATGATGAGACAGTGTATGAAAAATTTTGTGAGAATGTAAAAGATTTGAGCATCGACTGGTTACAAATGATTTTTCAGTATTACCATGCAGATAGAACGGAAAAAATGCAGGATTATACACCTAAGAGCTTAGCTGTGTTTATGGGAAAACTTGCAGGAAAATCAGATATAGTTACAGATATGTGCGCTGGATCAGGGGCATTGACAATTCAAAAATGGAATATGGACAAGAACCAAAAATTTGAATTATATGAATATGACAGCAAGGTAATGCCATTTCTACTGTTCAATATGGCAGTTAGAAATATTGAATGTAAAGTATATCATTCAGATGTATTGAAACAGGAAGTATTTCACACATACAAAATCGCAAGAGGAGAAAAATTCGGGAGATTTACGGAAATATGAAAATGAAGAAAACCTTAATATCAAATCCACCGTATAACATGAAATGGGAAATACCGCCATTCGCACAGATACAACCACGATTTGCTAAATGTTATGTAGTGCCACCAGCAAATAATGCGAATTATGCATTTGTACTAACAGGGCTGGAAAAACATGACAGGTGTGTTTTCCTTCTGCCGGCTTCTATAATGAGCAGCAATCAAAAGGAGGAAAAGGCAATAAGAGAATGGTTAGTAGAGGAAAATCTGGTAGAAGCGGTGATTGTCTGCCCGGACAACATGTTTGAGTCCACTGGGGTGGGAACCTGTATTGTTGTTCTGGACAAAAACAAAGGACATGCAACCACGGAAATGATAGACATTAGGAATAGATATGTAGAGGAAATCAGAGATCAAAAAGGGCAATATGGTGGAAACTCTCATACTAACAGGATCTATCAGAAAAAAATAAAGATTATTCCGGAAAAAATAATGGAAGATGTGATGGATGCAATCGGGAAAAGAAAAAGTATTCCAGATTTTTGCAAACCAGTAAGCATTGAAAAAATAAAAGAGGATAAATATTCTCTTTTGGCGAGTCACTATCTTGATATACAGGAAGAGGAAGTAAAGCATAGAAGTTATGAAGATATTGTAGAAGACCTGAACAGGGTGGTGAGAGAAAAAAACGCATGTAAACTAACAATCAACGAAAGTCTAGCGAAAGGAGTGGGATTCGATATCGAAATGTATAAAAATGATCAGCAAGATACTGGACTGAATGAACTGCTTGTAAAACTAGGAGCACCACAGATTGAAAAAGATAATTATTTTTCAACATCAAAGAATAAAAACGAAATCCGATTTGAGAATAACAGCAAAGATATTCTGTCAAGCATCTTGGTGATGATTATGCAGACATGGAAACAGCACATATATTACTTGAACCAGCAAGAAAACAGATATTTGGCTGAATTGAGGGATGCACTGATTCCAGATCTGATGAGTGGGAAAATTGATGTAACTTAGGATTTAGCGGAGGTGCATAACAATGAACTATTTAATATGTTGGGAAGAAAATCACATCAAAAAATGGGAAATGATAAAAGAGGAAGACAACAACAATTTCTCTATGAACTTGCTGCGTAATCCTGATGTGAATAAACATAGCATTTTCGTTATCCCTTGCACAGGTTTTATGGGTGGCATCTGGCTATGGAAGTTTACTCACAAAAACAGCCGTGTAGACTTCTGGCACTTTTACGAAGAATACGGCACTGAATATCAGAAGCCTGAAGAAAAACCAGAGAATAAGCCCATCCTGAAAGAACTTCATGAAAAGAACAGCGAAAATACGAAATACGGATGGATTTCTCCCGATGGCAAATACTTCCATTGCGGATATCAGGGTCATGCCAACCTTGCATATAAAATTTGCTTCGGTATGATAGAAACAAACAATGCAGAGCATTACTTAGAAGAACATGGATGGTGCAAAATTTATAAATCCATGCTTGATGATAATTATCATGTATATGTTGGTGGGAATTATATCATTACGGATGCGCAAATGAAAGAACTCATTAAATTGGGTTTAGATAATGCTAAGGATTTATCAAAAATGCTATGTAAAAATTAGGTAAACTGAAATATCGGAAAAATTGTGTAACGAAAGGAGATAGGAATGGCGAGACCGAAGAAAGAAGGTAAGAAGAACATCCGGAAGGATATCAGCATGGATCCGGAGCAGTATGAGAGACTTATGAATTATTGCCGGCAGCAGGACAGACCTATCTCCTGGGTGATCCGGCAGGCGCTGGACAATTATTTACCTGTGTAACGGTACGTATTATTACACAATAAAACTGAAATTTACAGTAGAAAGGAGAAACATGATAATTCCAAGAGAAATAAGAGAAAAAATAGAACAGAGAAATCAGCTTGATGAAGAGATAGCTGGTTGGTTCCAGGAGAATGTAGATGCTTATGGATGCGATATAAAAAACGCTTATGTGGTTGATGAACCGAAAGGAGAAGAACAGATTGAAGAGGGGGAATATTGTAAGCAGTCAATTTTGGGCGAGGACTGGTACATAGGACAGTATTATTGGAAGATGGACAATGGCAAGTATTTATGCATGGATTTTGAAATATAGCTTAAACAATATTTATGTAAGAAAAATACGAAAAAATTGAAAAAATAAAAATATTTCTCAAAAAATGCTTTTCTTTACGGTTTTTTTTGACATATCCATATGTAAGACAAATACGTCTTGCAAAAATATGAAAACCTATGGGAGGAAATGCAAATGAGAAGACACAACAATTATGATGATTACGATCTGGATCCGAATTACGACGAGAGTAATGTAGACCTGGACAGCTACGAGCGCGAAGCGGATTACTATGAATCTGAATGTGCTGAGGGAGTAACAGTGAAAAATTACGCTGATACTAATGATCCTGTTTGCGAGAGGCTACATAACTGGAATGACTGTTTCTGGTTTCGGAAGTATTTCGGAATGTAGTACAGTATGTACTACGGTAGATCTGGGAGTGTCGTACATATCTGTGCGGCATTCCCGGGATTTTCTAGGAAGATGAAAGGAGTGATAGAAAAGAAAATTTTGTAAAAGTGTAATAAGTACATAATACACCGTTTGAAATTCCAGCTGCAGAAGGACTGCAAACAATCACATAATAATAGCGGTACAACCACCGACCAAAGTAGACTGTACCGCTCAACTGCTTAAGATCATCATATCACACGGATGTTTCTTAGGCAACGAGAAAATGAGGTGCGCATATGACTAAAAATGATTTAATCAACGACGTAGCTTATGAATTACGTGACAGCATGACCAGGGAACAGATCGACCGGATGAAGATTACGCTTTATGTAAAGTTGCAGGATTTTGAGCTGGCAGAGATCAAACAGCTGCCTATGACTATGGAGCATGACAATGAGTGGTTAATGCAAAGGTATTGTGTAGACAGCGTGGCAGCAGGACTCCATGCCGGAACTATCAGGAGTTATATTGGAATCATAAAGAAATTCTTTGACTTTGTGAATAAAAATTATAAATATGTGACAGCGCAGGATATCACAGATTATCTTGCTATAAGGTCCTATCGTGATCACATCAGCCACAATTATAAATCCACAATATACCGGTATCTCTGCACGTTCTTCAGCTGGGCATTTAAGAAGCGACATATCCAAAATAATATTGTTGATGGAGTAGACAAGGTCAAGCAGATCAAGAAAAAGAAGGTACGATTGACAGATGAGGAAGTTGAAACTATCCGCTATGCGCTGCAAACGCCAAAGGAAAAGGCATTGTTTGAATTGATGATTTGTACCGGCATGCGTGTAGGTGAAATCTCTTACCTCAATGTGTCAGATATTGATCTGACAAATAAGCAGGTATCAATTTACGCAGAAAAAACGGATACCTACCGCACCGGAATGCTTACGCCAGTAGCGGTGATGGCATTAAGAAATTATATCGGGGACAGGCCTGGGACAGATCCGCTGTTTTTGGCAGATCGGGCACCGCATAACAGAATGAAAGAGTATGGCATCGAAAAGCTGGCTAAAGAAATGGCTGTCCGGGGAGGAGTAACCAGGATAACAGCAACCGTGCATGTGTACCGCAAGACATTTGCAAGCGTATTATACCGCAAGACGGGTGATGTATTGCTGGTGAGTAAATTGCTGGGTCATGCAAAGCCTGACATGACGGTCCAGTATTACCTGATAGATGACATCGAAGAGATGCAGCACAAGTATAACAGAGTAGCATAGTAACAGCACCGGAAGTTGCACCGGTGCAACAGAAAGGAGAAAGCATCGATGCAAAGAATTAACAGAGCAAGCTGGAGGATTATCGAA